AATTTTACTCAATAATGCTGTAGTTTTGTCGTAGTAAAAATTATACAAACTAGCAAATGTTTTACTAACATCACCAATAGCACGTGCTGCCTTGATTTCTGAGTTAAAAAACTGTTTTACATAAGACGCAACATGATATTTTTCATCTCCTTTAGTTCCTGATAAAAGAACTAACTGATCTAAGAAATCTCCACACTCCTTACAGTTTTTTTCTATAGCAGAAATCATATTATGAAAGTTTGTTTCTTCTTGTTTACTCAATCCTACCTGATGCATAGGTGTATCATTATTAATTACAGCAACCTCTTTAATTTCTTTTAGAGTTTCACCAACACCAGCTTTTGCTTGCATTGATGGTACAAAATTACCTGTATAATGTGTATGAAATACTATAATTACCTCAGCATCTTTAATTTTTTTACCTATTGGATGATCAACTGGTATACCATATGTAAGTGCTTGGTTACCAAAAGTATAAAGTTTCTCTCCATTAACAGTTTCTGTCTTTACATCAGATTTATCTGCTAAAAAGTCACCTTGTATAACACCACTGATACCTAACTGAGAAAAATATTTGAAACACAATTTTAATTTTTTTGCAAGGTCAGGTTGATGACCATAAAACATGTCTATACCACCTTCACTAGCAGCAATCTTTGGTTCTTCTTTGTTGAAGACTGATTTAGTTCCTATAAAAAATTCTGCTGTCAAAGGATCAATACCACAAACTACTGATGGTACACCATCCCACTTAGTCTGCATAAAACCTGTGCTATTATCAGATCCAAGCATTTTTCTTATCTCTTGCAAAAAACTAACCGCAGCAATACATCCCTTGACACCATGGTTAAGCATTTCATCTTCTAAATGTTCTAAATGTTTTAACTGTGTTACGTTTGCCATTAGAATACCTTTACAAATACCGATGAAAAATCTAATTGAGAACTAGCAAACAAATATAATGCTTGTATAATTTGATCTGCTCTCGTTGGATTATTTCTTAATGCTTTTAGCAACCTAAGTCCATTTAATTTACTATATCTCCACTCCTGTGATTTGTATGCAACAAGAGATCTATACTGTGATAGATCACGTTGCTCTGACAACCCTCTAACAATATTCTTTGCATCAAATTCTACTAACAATTCAGCAATTTCCCTAGTTATACCTATTGTAGCATTACTATTGTGTGGATCACACTGATTGTAAAAATTATTATTATCCCAAGGCATAGCGTTAGGAGCATATTCGTTCACTATACTAGCAACATTACCTCCACCACAACGACCATGTGCTGCTGTTGCTCCTTTCAATTCTATCTGCCATGATGCTTTCTGACCTCCAAAATTTCTTAACTGAAACTTATTAAATTCTCCACTACCATAGTACAAATAAACGTCAATAGATTGTTTTCCTCTGTTTTCAAAAAATAAATCATACCCACCAGTTCTATTACTATCAACCCATTTGTAACTAGAAACTTTTGCTCTCCTCTCTGCAGGAGGTTCTTGGTTCATTACCTCAAATCTAGCACTAGCAGTCTCTATTGCCTCTGTTATACCCTCAGATTTTTTTAATGATACACCTACAAGTTCTTTACTTAAAAATTTTTCATCAAGAAATTTATTAATCTCTGCTGCGGTATGTAATTGATTCAAAGGTGATATATCAAACCCTCTTTTAGCAATCCATATATCAGCAGGATTCCATTTATCTTCTGCTGTAAATTTACTTACTCCATCTAGACTATCTAAGTCATCATTTACTCTTTTATATGCATTTTTTATTTCTGCATCATCAAATCCACCACCACGATAGAACATAGCATCTTGCACTCTACATTCTGGTTGACTAAAAAGTTTGTTTGCTGCTAAACAGTTAGATTTATGCCATTTAGCATCTGCAAACAAACTTTCAAATGGTACATCAACAACACAAAATCTATCATAAGCTTCTCTAAGAACTTCTTCTGATATAGGTTGTCTAAAATCTAAATCTTGATTAACTAAATGATACCTTACTGCACAATACACAGCAAAAAAACTCTCATTTACAGCAGTGCTTGCTGAACCACCTCCACTACCAGCACCTCGTATAGGTTTTACTTGTATACGAAATTTTTTATCATCTTCAAAAGGAATGTTTATGACATTTCCATCTACATCTACATCATATGTCTCTCTAGATCCTGTAATATTTTTGTTAGTTATAGCATTGACTAATCTATTTGTTACTCCACCTCTATCAGTTACATCTATTCTTAAATTAAGAAGTATCTTTGCTCTAGCAGAAGTTTGCTCAGTTACATCTTTTAAAACTTGTACATCTGTTGCGTTAAATCCTTCGTCACGTAGACATGATGTTATGTCTCTTGCACGTGCTGCAAAATCTGTACCTAAATTAGTAATTGAGTTTTGCCTTGTTGCCATGGAGTTATTTAGATTTAAACACTCCTGCTTTCGCTAGAAGATACACACCTAAAACAGTCCAGAACACTATCTCTAATCCTATGTTGTTCATTATCTGTCTCCTGCTCTCCTGTTTTCTGACTTGTAAATGTCAAATGATCCAGAAGGATATCTTTTCTCTAATTTTTTGATGTTTGTTTCTATGACTTCATCAAATGAAACGTCCAATGCCATTGTTGCTTGAGCAACATACCAAAGAAGATCGCCCAACTCAATGATGAGATGATCACGATTGTCTTCATTCCATGGTTTTCCTTGGAATACCATTTTCTTAATGATCTCCAGAAATTCACCACCCTCTGCGTTAATTCCAACGCCAGCAGTAAGGAGCCGCTCAATATTGGCACCCTCACGATCAAGCTCGCCAATGCGATCAGCAAAGTCAACAAAATTTGTTGAAGCTTCTGAAGTAACTGCTGATACAAATTCTTCATATCTTTTAAAATCTATGGTCATACGTTCCACTCTGCGAATTTTGATAAACGATTTTGTGTTTCTGAGAATTGTTGTAAGGTTTCTCCAACCTGTTCATCGTCAATGTTAATTGTTGATGAGTCTTCTGCTACATCATACAGTCTCATCTTCGATCTGTCAATGCCTAGCATAAATTTTCTAGATGCAGTAGGGTCATTATATCTATTCTTTAATTGTTTAACTAATATACGACCCTGTGATTCTAGTTCTTCGGTAGAAATAAGAGCAAACATAAAGTCAGCAGTTGCAGGGAGACCGAAAGACTCACTTGTGTCAGTAAGATCAGGGTCACTATTCCCAAAACCCGAACGAGTAGTTTGAGTAGCGGATACGATTGGAACATTTGTCTCAACCGCAAGACCACGAAGTTCTTCTGCGATTGCCTTAACATAAGTATATGAGTTAACTACAGCACCTTTGTATCTTACTGAAGCACAAATGTTTAAGTAATCAACAAATATAAGATCTGGTGCAAAATCTTTCTTTAATTTAAGGTCACTTAAGAGTGCCTTAAAATGTCCTGCATGTGCTGATGCAGTAGGGTACTCTTTTATGATGAGTTTGCCTTGTGTCTTTCTAGCAATCTCATTTACTTTTGAGTTGAATAAAACTTCTGGAAGTTCTAGTATGTCTTTTACACTTACATTTAAAAGGTTCGCATCAATTCGCTCTGCAATTTTCTCCTCTGCCATTTCACATGTAATGTAGAGAACGTTGTACCCCTGAGTGAGGGCGGAACCAGCCATGTGGCACATGAATAAACTTTTCCCGACACCTGTACCAGCAAGAGCGATATTGAGAGTCTTATTAGGTAGACCACCTTTTGTAATATAATTAAACTTTTCAAGGTCGAATGGGATTTTCTCCTCTTTTCTGTGATAGAACTCATATCTGTCTGATGATTGTTCAATATAATCGTGTCCAATATGTTCGTCAAAGGATACAGACAAAGCATCTTGTAAAATACTAGGTATAGCACCTTTAGTTAACTTTTTATCTCCACCGTCAGCAATCTTAATTGATTGCATCAGTGCCAAGTATATAGCACGGTCTTGACACCATTTCTCTGTGGCATCTAACAACCAGTCATAATCGACCCAATCATCTGTGAGTTCCCTTACTTTTGTTGTTGAGTCTTTGAATGCCTCGTCTGTAAGATTTCCTCTACTCTGCAAATTAATTGTAAGAACTTCCTTGGTAGGAACCTTGTCATACTTAGCAGCAAAGTCTGCAATCTCTTCGTATATAATTTGTTCATGATACTCTTGAAAGTATTCTGCTTTTAAAAAAGGAACAACCTTCCTATAATATTGCTCATTAAAAAGGAGGTTGCGTAGAATTGATTCTTCTATTCGTTCTGTCATTCTAGTTTTAACCTCGCAAATGATTTTTCGTTTAATCTTTTCTGTTGTAGTTTACCATACTCTTCATTCAATTCACACCCAATGTAGTGTCTTCCTAACGATTTTGCAACAACTGCTGTTGTTCC